GAAAAAGAAGATAATCATCTGAACAATAATCAAATTCAATCAGAAATGCCAAAAATGCTAACGCTGGCGCTTATATGCGCCGCTCTTGGAGTTAAGGAGCTGCAGTCCGCCGATGACGGTTCTGTGAGCCTTAACGAGGAGCAGCTTAACAAGCTTGAAGCTGAACTGAAAAAGCTTCAGGATGAGAAAGCTGCTGCTGAATCAAAGGAGGCTGCTGCAAATACCGCAAAGGATACTGCAGAAAAGGCTCTTTCCGACGCCGTAACGGCGATGGACGATCTGGATGCAACCGTGAAGGAAGCCAAAACACCGGCTGAAAAAGTGGAAGCAATCCGTACGAAGCTGGCTGCAAAGCCCGCTGTTATTCCGGCACAGAACCTCGGCGAAGATGGAAAATCAGAACAGAGGATCGAAGGAAATGATGAAGTAAACAACTACATCAAAAGCAATTTCTAACCAAATACTTATAGCCGTGGATTATACAAAACCCATCAACATTGTAGACGTCAATAATACTGCCGTCAAATATGCCAACATGCTCAAGGGATTGAATATGATGGCAGTGGCAGAAGTACTGGCTAACTGCCAGCCCATTTTTGGCGTCAAGGATTCAATCAAGCTCGGCAAGGTTGAACACGGGAGCATATCGAAAAAATATGACGGTACCTTTACAGGCGATGCTTCTGTAGGAACCATTGTACCGAGAACTCTTACCGTTTACCCGGTAGTCGCTGAACTTGCCGACGAGCCTGAAAGGTACCGCCGGAGTTTCATTGCCGAAGTTGCAGGCAACATGTGGGCTCAGAAGCACCCGTTTGAGCTCTGGATCATCCAGCATGGTATCAATCTCGCATCAGAGGAGCTGTTCTATGCTCTTTTCAACGCCAAATATGACAGCTCAGCTCTCAAAAAGGCGCTCACCGATTCTTTCGACAGCTGGAATGCTGTGATAGATGCTGACATTGTTGCAGGATTAATCTCTGCAGCCGAGAAAAACCTTTACGTTGGTGATGCTGCAATAAGCCGCTCCAACGCAGGTGAATACCTCCTGGACATGTACCGCAGCCGTCATGCCGCACTCAGGAACCGCGATCTGAACATGTGGATCAGCCTTGATGTTGCCGACATGTACGATAACTGGTACAGGGATGAGCATGATGCTCCTCCGTTTGTTGATGCTTCCGGTCTGATGAAACTTGAAGGTGCAAACGGTCGCGTCAATCTTATCCGTAGTGCTGCAATGCCTACCGGAAGCCAGAGGGTGATCCTCACCACACGCGAGAACATGGTATATGGTACCGACAATATTGCCGACCTGAGGTCGATGAAAGCATTCGAGTCGGGTAATCCTTACCTGTTCACAATGACGATGAAATACGTCTGGGGCTGCCAGTTCGTATCTGTCCATGAAAGAGAGTTTACCGTTAACGATCTCGCAGCATACGGAAGCGATTCAGGATCAGCATCGTCATAGTTTACAATTTTCTAAAAATCTAAGGATATGGATTTTGTAAACATAGATAAAAACCTGCCCAACGGGGAAAATATGGGAGGACTGGCTCAATTGTGCATCTTCGGCTTATGGGAAGATGTTGCAACCTGGCCGACAGCTCCTGTAAATCCGCTCGATGTAGAAGCCAATGGCGAATGGGTTGGTGATGTGGTTATGAAAGCCGGGAAAAATGCTTTCACTTTCTACAGCACCGACGACACAAGCGAGCTTAAGATCAACCCCGTGGGAGAACAGGATGGAATGTCGTTTGAAGAGGAATTATCCATCTTCAATCCGGGGCTTAAAAAGAAGCTTCTCGGTTTCATTTCGGCTGCGAAAAATGAAAACCTCTTCTTCATAGTCCAGGACAGTGAAGGTCAGTGGTACCTTCTTGGCGACGACAAGAGAGCTGCTCACATGGTATCAGGTGAGGTTGGAACAGGTAAGGCAAGCGCTGACCGAAAGGGAGCAAGCCTTACATTCAAGTTCAAGACAAACACTCCACGGGCATATGTAGGTGATGTAACTACGCTGCTCGGCGAGTCATCAGGATAAACCTCCCGTTTGAATGCTGTATCTATCATCCCGCCCGGTGAAAATCAGGCGGGATTTTCTTTGTCCTTTTTTGCCCGAAATACTGCCTTTATTTTCGTGGGCATGATCTATTTCTTTACTCCATATTCTTTTGAAAAGAAACTATTCGAGGCATATGATAAATATATGTCGTTGATCGGAGAGCAGGACTGGGCATGTTTTTTAGATGGAGATACTGCATTTCTGAGATCAGATTTCGGATTCAGGTTAAAGGAATATACGGAGCGTTATCCTGATACCGGCATGTTTATTTGCTACGCATCGCGCTGTCATTATCATTTTCAGCAGGTCAACGGCGGGGCTGACATGAATGATCCTTCGATCCTGAGGCATAAGGATATTTGCGATGATATAGATGCAAAATACCGGGGTCAGGTTCAGGACGTCCACCGGCGGGCTGCCGGTCACCTGTTGATGATCCGAAAATCTACCTGGAGCAGGATCCGCGGGACCATCATATTACGCACCGTCAATAAAAGGATCCTGGGAGTAGATACACAGATAAGTTACTCCTTGCTGAAAAACGGGTTTTCTATCCGGTTGATGCGAGGCATTTATATACTACACTACCTAAGAATGAAAGAAGGTTTTGATTTTAAAGGGCATCTGTTATGAGTGGTAAGATTGTACTTATAACACCTGACCGCAACGACCGCCCGGAGCTGCTAGACCATTGCAGGTACCAGATGGGTCTGCAGACTATGAAAGCCGAGCATCTTATTATCAATTTTGAACCAAAGCCCGGGGTTGTTGACATTGTTCCAAGGGTAAAGGAAGGGATCCGACAGGCGCAATCCCTGAGAGCAGAATACTGCCTGATAATTGAGAACGACGATTATTACCCTGACAATTATATTGAAATCATGGCGAAATACCTGGACCGGTTCGGTATAGTTGGATCCAACAGGACGATTTATTATTCCCTGCAGTTCAACTGCCTGAAAATTATGAATCATCCGGGTAGATCTTCACTCTTTCTTACCGGTTTCAGGATTGATGCCCTCAAGCTATTCTCATTCCCTGCAGACACTATGCTTTATTTCGATATCTTTTTATGGGAGAATATCAAAGCAAGGAAAGGATTTGCATCATTTCCTTATACACCGATCGGCATGAAGCATGGCTTGGGATTCACTCCCGGGAATTTTCATAACGGTATTGTGAATGGGAAAAAAATGAATGGAATGATGCAGGATCCGCAGAGAAAATGGCTCCAGGCTCATACACGAAAGGAATCATTTGAATTTTACCAGAATTTCATGCAATGATAGATGTCGTTTATGTGCTCGGAAGTGGATCCATCTGGAATAATAACGAGATCCGTTTTTCGCTCCGGTCCCTTGAAAAGAACCTTCAGGGATTCCGGAATATATGGGTTGTCGGGATCCGCCCTGAATGGATAAGAAATATAAGGTATATTGAATTCGGTGATGAATTAAAAAATAACGCTGACGGTAATATAGCAAGGAAACTGCTCAGGGTATGCCAGGAGGAGGATCTCACAGATGATTTCCTATTTATCAATGATGATCATTTTGTAATTAAGCCCGTCAATGCATCCGACATTCCACCTTTTCATAAGGGAGATCTGTCGCGCCTGCCGGATGAGTATTTTCAGCATTCGTTCTGGAGGGGAAGGCTTTTCCGGACCAGGAATATTTTGATTTCAAAGCACCTGCCGGCGCTTCATTATGACTGCCACGCTCCCATGGTTATTAACAAGCAGAAATTTCCGCAGGCGATATCACAGTTTGATTTTGAGAAAAATATAGGTTACACGATGAAGAGCTTATATGGCAATGTGATCTATGGCAAAGATGGAAAGAGGCTCAATGGTGAGAAGGTTACTATTTTCAAGAAGATGACCACCCATGAGATAAAAAGGCATTGCATCCGGGCTATGTTTGTTGCTGTGAACAATGCCGGGCTTAATGCATCATTCAAGCAGTGGCTATATGAAGTTTTTCCGGATCCCTCCAGATATGAGGAGGGAGGATCGACCAGGGAAGGATTTGTAGAAATAATTGACTGGCTTAATGGTGACAAGGATTATGCGAAAGGATCTGAACTGTTTGTCAAATACGGGAAATCCAGAAAGATCAAAAAATTTATCAGCAAGCATGAGACCATGGGTCGCCAGATGAAGCTTGAGCACCATATGAAAGAACTACTTAATTATTTATAATCATGGAAATAAAGACAAAAATCAAGACCTGGCTCGATAGTGGTCAGGATTACCAGGAGGGGCTGGAGCTCCTTCATGAGGTCGGAATAAAAAAGCATAAGGTTTTCGGCAAACTCTCGAAGGGTGAGTCGAAAACAAGGCATGAAAAGCTGGCATATCTGCTCAGTAAGGAATTAGGACTCAGGGAAGTTCCTGCTCCCAGGAAGATTGTTAAAAAGCAGCCGGCAACAAAGCCGGTCCTGGAGAAACCGAAAAAGGAAACAGAGAAAAGCCCGGAAGAGAGCGGGAAAGAACCTGAATCGCGGTATAACCTGATAGGTAAAGATGAAGATATCAATGATTATCCTGGTGAAATAAAAGGAATCATCATTGAATATTCAAATCTGTACAAGGAGAGAAGCATTACTCAGAAAGAGCTTTTGGAATCAGGTAATTCCAATGAGGCAGCGATAGTAACGAAAAGAGCGGAGATCGTGAGTAAGATCTCTTCAAATTCCGAAAGGATGGAGGAGCTTTATAAGGCATTCAGGGATTTTAAAGAGACCGGCAAGATCCCCGGGGGAAAAGAGAGCGATGAGAATGTCGAAGTAAAATCTATCGAAGAGCTCAAAAGGCTTAAGAAAAACCTCCAGGCTTCGATTGTCAAGGATAAGAACCAGCTGCTTTACAAGACTAAAACAAAACCATCCAGCGGCAAAGAGAGTCCCATGCCTGATGGTCCGCGCCGGTTCCGCCTGGAGAAACGTGTGAAGCAGAAAGAGGCAGAGATAGAACGTCTCGATATGGAAATTGCGAAACTTGAATAATAATGAGAAAAGGACTTGAAGATGAGAAATATGAGCTTATCAAGGCACATATTTTAAATCCCGCTGACTCGCCCCTGAATCCGCAGCAACAGGAACAGCTTAACAGGATCCTGTCGATGGCTGGTACCCTGGACCGTTATCCCATTGCCAAGCATGCGGTAGCTATCCACATGAAAAAATATAAGGGACTGAAGAGGACCCAGGCATACGATGACTGTGATATAGCCAGACGATTATTTCCGACGATCCACAACAATTATTACGAGTTCTGGCAGACCTGGCTTATTAATGATATTTCGGAGAGCATCCGTCGGTGCAAGAATTATCACAATGTCAAGGCTGAGCGTGTCATTGCTGCCTTATATAATGTCATGGCAAAAGCTATAGGAGAGAAACCTCCCAAGGATATTGATCCGAAGCTGATGGAGCAGCACAATTTTATCCTCACAATCAACATCAACGGACTGCCGACGAATGTCAACCTTATGGAATTTCTTGATCTGCCAAAGACAGCCAGGAAGAAATTGACTGATGCGCTTATTACTGACATTGACGAGGAGGATGCAGAAAAAATAATCGAATCATGACTGAAGCAATAGCTCTAAATAAGGTCCAGCAGGTATCAGTCATTCAGTCGGCGAAAAATAAAGTAGACATATGGGGCCGTGGTACAGGTAAATCCTTCCTTGTGGGATGGGATGTCAATATGATAAACCGCCTGATGCCACGTGCAATCGCTGCGGTTACAGGTCAGACGTATGGTCAGCTTCTTACCAGGACGCTGCCTTCGACCTTCAAATTCCTTGAGAGCCTGGGATACAAGCGTCACATCGACAAGAATGACCCGGGCAATTATGTAATAGGCGTGAGACCACCAGCCCATTTCCATGCTCCTCTGGAGAAAGTAATGAGATATGACAACGTAATCTCATTCAGTAATGGAAACTCCCTGCTGATGCTAAGTCAGGACAGGGCAGGGTCTGCTCGGGGTCCTAATGTGGACTATGAGATACTCGACGAGGCTATTACGATCGACAAGGAGCGTTATGACCAGGAAACATCACCTACCAACAGGGGCAATGAAGAGATTTGGGGGAGCAGATCGAGATCACCTGTTCCCTGGCATCACGGCTTCCATTATGTCTCAAGTATGCCGTTTTCCAACAGTCAGAAATGGCTGCTCGATTATGCAGATTATTACCAGGCAGAAGCAGAAATTCCACTTCTAAGCATCTGGAACAGGATCGTTAAGCTGCAGTTGGAGCTTATTCCGGCTGCCAGGGATAAGAATGCAAAATTATTTCAGAGTATCTGGAATGAGACTATCCGCCTGAAAAGACAGATCCTTCCCTTTGTATCAAAGGAAGGGATGCTCTTTACCCTGGCAAATGCCTTTGACAATCTTGAAAATGTCGGAATGGGATATATCCTGAGGGAGTTTGATAAGCAGACGCTTTTGACCTTCCTGATAGAGATTATGAATATGGTCCCTGATAAGGTTGAAGATTGTTACTATGCTATCAATGACCACGTTCATATCTATTACAATAGCAGTAATGACAGTTTTATCAGAGATTATGCCCAGGATACAGCTTTCGATTTTAATAAGCTGAGCGTTCATGATTCACGTTTTGATCTGGATTGTAATGCTAATCTTCCCCTGGAGATAGTCCCAGACTGGGGAGCAAAGATCTGTCTGATATCAGTTGCCCAGGAAGGATCATGGGATTTTGTAAGTGGCGAGCGAAAGCCTGTTGATAATGTGATCAATGAATTCCACGTCAAGCCAGGCGATACAGAGACAGTGATGATAAACGAACTCATTGATGGGTTCTGCAAATATTACGCGCCTCATGTCAAGAAGCATGTGAACTACTACCGTGATCGTTATGGTGACAGCCGTCAGCCTAATGCTAAGAGTGCAAAGAGTTATAATGAGCAGGCTATTGACAGGTTGATACACAATGGATGGACAGTGGATAGTATCGTACATCGGGGAATGGAACCACCACAGCATGAGAAGTATCTGCTGTGGATGAACATACTGAAAGGGAATGATCCTAAGTATCCTGCCATACGGTTCAATGGTATGAAATGTAAATATACTTTGATCTCAATGAACAATACCAGGGTCATCGAGGATAAGGGTAAGTTCGCCAAGGACAAAAGCAGCGAGCGCAAAAACAAGATATTACCTGAGGAAGCCACACACTATGGCGATGCTGTCGATAAGAGGATATGGACAAAGTATGGCTATCTCCTGACCTCAGGCAGTACATTCGTGCCTCCAAAGATCTGATTCATTGCATTTGTGAGTTTTGTGCAGCATTTCAGGCAGATTTGCCAGCATATTTCAACTAAAAGCTGCCCTTATGTCTGCCCTTCGACTTAGGGCGGGCCTCGCGTTAAACTTGAGGAGGTCTCATTCTCATTTCTCAACTATTTTCCCATCATATTTGAACTTAGGCTATTATTTCTCCTTTTCCCGGATAATACCCTCCTTGGAATAAGCCAAAATACGATGTCCTTTTTTTGTGGAATTACGAAAGATAGATTTGTGTCATGGTCGAGACGATTAAACGTAATTACGTCCTGAGGGAATATGATATAAAGGAGACTCCCCAGGGCAAACAGGTTATCTTCTCAATCCGGTTTGTCAAGATAAACGGCGAATCGGTATTCCTTCCGCGTGCCGTAGCATGCGGACTTCCTTATAATCTATCCGAGAACAGGATGCGCGGAGTTGTTGCCGTGGATCCACAGGGAGATAAGATAGGTCATCCCTATCCGGTTAACATAGATCTGATAACAGAATGGAATGGTTTAAAAGTCATTTTATGAAGAATGGAAACAATCTATAATAAAGAGGGAATTCCTCTTATCAGCTTCGGAAGAATGACTTATATGTCCACAACCGGGGCTCCTGAATCTAAATTTGTCAGTAATCCCCATGATGAGATAGACTGGGCGATTACTGTCGATGATTACCGTATCGCTCCATGGGGAGATAATAACGATTTCCCGCAGGCTGCCGATCTGCTCATCGAAAAAACCGGAGTATTGAATACCGGACTGAGGACCCTGCGCAATGTCATAATGGGTCAGGGTATATTCCCGTGTAACGTCACCGGCCTGGATGATGACGGCAATGAGGTCCTGAGCCTTATCCAGGATAAAGAGGTTATAGCTTTCTGCGGAAGCCGAATGGTCCGCCGGTATTTCGAGAGGGCGCTAAGGGATTATCTTAAATTCGGAAGGACCTTTCCGGAACTGCTCCCCAACAGCGACGGCTCAAAGATCGTTGGTATAAATACAATAAATGCTTATTATGCCAGGCTAACCGAGGCAAATGCAATGGGTGAAATTGAAAGATGCATTGTCTCAGGAGACTGGCCCGAGAATCCAAAGCCAGGTTATAAGACGATACCGGTGCTCTCTGATTATGATCCTTATGAGGACCTGCAGTCAAGGCGACTGGCAAGGCAACTCGGAAAGAGCTCTCTGATCTATCCCCTGACAGACAGCTGGAGCAACCGCGATTACTACTCACACCCGATATGGTGGAGTGCAAAGCTTGCAGGATGGATCGACATTGCTCATCAGATACCTCTCTTTATCAGACGTATGTACGAAAATGCCATGGCGATAAAATGGCATGTCCGTATCCCTTATGCCTTCTGGGATAAGATGTTCCCAAAGTCGAGCTATCCTGATGATGAAACAAGGAAAGCTGCTATAAATAATTATCAGAATAAGATAGAGGAGAACCTCTGCAGCGCAGATAAGGCAGGTAAAGCATTATTCACTGGCTTCGAACTCGGTCCCCAGGGGAAGGCTGAAGAGCAATGGGAAATTGATGAGCTTAAAACCGATATGACCGCGGCTGAAAAGCTTACAACCTCGGCTGCATCGAACAGTGAGATCTTATTTACCCTTATGATCAACCCTAACCTGCTTGGAGCCGGTATGCCCGGAGGTACCTATGCAGGCAACCAGGGAGGATCCAATATCAGGGAGGCATTTCTTGTGAATATCGCAAACGCCTGGATCGACAGGCAGAACCTGCTCGATCCGCTTGAATGCATGCTCCGGTATAACGGAGTTACCGATGTGGAGCTTCGCTTCCGCAATACTATTCTTACCACTCTTGACACTGGTGCAGGCACAAAAAAAGTATTAAGCTGATGTTTTTTTCAACAGATGAAGATACATTCCTGGCGGAAGTAAAAGAGTTCATCCCTGCTTCCGCCGCGACAAGCAAAGAAAAGCTATGGCCTTTTGTCGATGCTGCCGAAAGAAAATATATTCTTCCTATCCTGGGAAGAGAACTCTATGATGACCTTCAGACGCTTTATACTGACAGTGGCAACTGGAGCGGATCGGATGAAGACGAAATCAAAAGCGATGAGCTTCTCCGTCTCATAAGACTTTCAGAGATCAACCTGGCTTATTACCTGGGCTTCGATCTTCTCAATGCCCGGATCTCCGACCTGGGGTTTCAGAGGGCTGAATCGGAAAGCTTCAAGGGTCTTTATAAATACCAGGAAGAAAACGTCCGGAACTATTTTAAAGATACCGGGTTCAACGGCATCGACGATATCCTCCAGTATCTCGAAGACTATATTGAATATTTCCCGGAATGGGAAGAATCGGAAGCTTATACCCTCCGCCGGTCTGCCATAATAAAAGATACTGTCACATTCGATTCAATTTGTAGGATCAGCGGCAGCCGGTTGGTCTTCCTGAGGCTTCAGCCCTTCATCCAGCAGATAATGGATATTGATATCAGATCTCTCCTGGGAGAAACGATCTACCAGGATCTCATCTCCGAACTTGCAGAGGATGATCCTTCTGCAGAATATACAGCCCTGGCTCATGAGATACAGAAACCACTGGCATTTCTGAGCGTGGCTCTTCT